CCAACTACTTCGCGAAGGACGAGGAGGTCAACGAGGAGGACCCGGTCACCGACTCGGGAAAAGGCGACTCCTCGCCCGAGGACGAGCAGACGAGCTCGCAATCTTCTGCCTGATCACCCGGCAGCCGCCTGACGTCTACTACCAGCTCACGCGCCTCGAACGTGAGCGGTTCCTGAAACACGCTCCGGCCCTGCGCGGCCGCTGACCCGGAAGGCGGTGCGCGATGGCTGGACCGATCCGCATCGCCGTCCTGGCGAACGCCTCCCAGGCCACCAAGGAGCTCCGCGGGGTCGCGGGCACAGCCGACAGCATGGGCTCCAAGGTCGCGAGCGCCGCCAAGAAGGCGGCGCTCGGCCTTGCTGTTCTCGGGGCCGGCGCGGCGATCAAGTTCACCAAGGACGCCGCGGTCCTCGACACCAAGATGCGCGAGGTCGTCACCCTCTTCGGGGAGACCGGCAAGGCCGCAGAGCGCTCCCTGGGCGTCGTGCGCGGCCAGGTGCGGACCCTGTCCGACGAGTTCGGCATCGCCCAGGAGACGCTGACTGGCGGCCTCTACCAGGCGATCTCGGCCGGCGTCCCCCGCGAGAACGCCCTCGAGTTCATGCGGGTCGCCTCGAAGGCGGCCATCGGTGGCGTGACCGACGTCGAGACCGCCGTCGATGGCCTGTCCACGACCATCAACGCCTTCGGCCTCGAAGCCAAGGACGCGAGCAAGGTCGCGGACTCGATGTTCGCCACGGTCAAGGGCGGCAAGACCAACTTCTCAGAGCTGTCGTCCAGCCTGTTCAACGTCGCCCCGGCCGCGGCCGCCGCCGGTGTCAGCTTCCAAGAGGTCAACGCCGCGATCGCGACCCTGACCGCCGGCGGCACCCCGACCAGCGTGGCCACCACCCAGATCCGGGCGGCCCTGACCGGGCTGCAGCGGCCCTCGGCCGACCTGGACAAGATCTTCCAGAGCCTCGGCTTCAAGAACGCCGAACTCGCCATCAAGTCGAAGGGCCTCGGCTTCGCCCTCGACGCCGTCAAGGACGCCTCGAAGGGCAGCAGCGGCGAGCTGCAGAAGCTGCTGGGCAGCTCCGAGGCCGTGGCCGCCGCGAACGTCCTCGCTGGCACTGGGGCGAAGAAGTTCACGGCCGAGCTCAAGAACCAGAAGAACGCGGCCGGCGCCGCGGCCGACGCCTTCGACGTCGTCAACAAGAGCGCCGAGCGGCAGTTCGAGATCCTGAAGACCAACCTCCGCAACGTCGGGCTCAGCGTCGGCCAGGCCCTCCTCCCGGCCCTGGCCAAGGTGTCGTCCTTCCTGGCCGCCGAGGTCGGCCCGGCCGTGGACCGGGTGACCAAGTACCTGTCCGACAACAAGGACGAGTTCCGCGAGACCGCCCGGACCGTGGCGGACACAGTGTTCCCGGTCCTGAAGACCCTCGGCGAGATCAGTCTCGGGGTGGTCGGGTTCCTGGCTGGGCTGCCCGCCCCGGTCAAGGAGTTCGGCATCCAGGCCGCGATCGCGGCGATCGCCATCAGCAAGCTCTCGACCGCGATCGCTGCCGTGAAGGCGTCGACGTTCATCACCGGCATCACCACCGCAGAGACCCGAGTGGCCTCCCTGACCAAGGCCGCGAAGCTGGCGGCCGGATCCGCCGGCATCGCGTTCCTGACCTCGAGCCTGACTGGTGCCGCGAGGGAAGGTGCCACTTTCGGCGGCGTCATGCAGGGCGTCGCGGGCGGCGCCGGCATCGGCGCCATGTTCGGCCCCGTCGGCGCGCTGGCGGGCGCTGCTGCTGGCGGTGGGCTGACTGCTCTCGTCGGGGCATTCTCTGACACGAAGGACGGCGCCGAGCGGACCCGCCTCGAGCTCATGAAGGCCAAGGGGTTCCAGTCGGCCAAGGATGGCGCGGCCTCTCTGACCACCGCCCTGCAGGGTGTGATCAACCACTACGGCCGGGTGACCCGGGCCGCGGTGGAGGCCTCGTTCACCGGGGAGGACGGCAAGCTGGCCAGCGACATTGCCCAGCTGCGGCAGATGGGCGTGTCCATGGACACCATCGTCTCGGCCACCCTGGGTCAGGCCGGGGCGCAGCGGGTCGTGAACCAGGCCCTGGGCGCGGAGCTCAACCCTGGCAAGGCCAACTTGGCCACGGTGAAGGCGGCCTACGACGACGCCAAGGACGGGGCCATCGGCCTGGTCACGGCGACCGGCCAGGTGATCGCCAACGGTCAGCGCGTGTCCCCGGAGAAGATCGCAGAACTCAAGGCAGCCTACGAGTCCACCAAGGGGCCGGTGGAGAACCTGATCGCGGCCGAGTCCACGTTCCGGGACCGGATCGAACAGAGCACCGGCTCGCTCCGCAACCACAAGCAGCTGATGGCCGACCTGGCCGCCACCCTCAACATCACCCTGGACCGCTACAAGCGGTTCCCGGAGAGGGTGCGTACCCACTTTGAGGCCAAGGGGCTGCCCCAGACTGCCGCCGACGCGGTGCGCCTGATCGACCGGTACAAGGCGCTCCAGAGCTTCCGTTCGATCCGGGCCCTGGTGTCGGCGCCTGGCGTGGACCTGACCCGCCAGCAGGTGGAGAGGCTGGGGCGGCAGTACAAGCTGACCCCCGAGCAGGTCAAGACTCTGTTCAAGCTGGAGGGAATCCGGGACGCAGAGAACGAATCGTCGCGGGGCGGCGAGCGGGTCCGGAACAACCTCGAGCGCAGCCTCAACCAGGCCCGCGGCAAGATGCGGCGGGTCGTCCCGGACATCAACACCACCACCACCCAGGGCGCCAGCGCTGCGTCCGCCGGCGCTCGCGGAATCGGCAACGCGCTGAAGTCCGGGCTGCCCTCCGGCTTCGCCGGCGCGGATGGCCTGTGGTCGTCGCTGGTGCGCTCGGCGGTACGCGCCACGATCGCCGCCGGCCGGGCGGAGGCCGACGCACGCTCCCCGTCCCGCAAGATGGCGGCCCTCGGCAAGGACATGGGCGACGGCCTGACGGACGGCCTGGCCAAGACGCACGCCCAGCAGAAGAAGGCCGGCCAGGATCTGGTGGCCTCACTGCTGTCCGGTGTCGGCGGGTCGGACCAGGTCGGCAAGGCCCTCGACAAGATCCGGTCGCTGGTCGAGAGGACCGTCAAGCACAAGAAGGACAAGGTCGAGTCGGCCCGCGAGCGCGAGATCCTGAAGCACCTGAAGGACCGGTTCGCTGAGCTGACCAAGATCGGCAAGGAGCAGGACAAGGCGAATGCCCGCCTGGAGACTGCGAAGCAGAAGCTCGGTGAGGTCAAGCAGGCGGCGGTCGAGTACCGCAACTCGATCCGTGACGCCGTGGTCGCGTCCGGGTCCATCGTGGGGCTCGGCGTCGTCGAGGGCGAGGACGGCGCACCGTCCACGATCTCGCTGGGCAAGCTCCTCGAAGATCTCCGCGCGAAGGTCGCCTCGGCGGCCCAGTACTCCGCGACGCTCCGGCAGCTCGCCCAGGCGGGCCTGAACAGGACGAGTCTTCAGCAGCTCATCGACGCCGGCCCCGAGGGTGGTCTGGCGACGGCGGCGGCGATCGCGGCCGGCGGACAGGCGGCGATCAAGGAGGTCAACACACTCACCGGGCAGCTGGTCACCACCGGGCAGGGTCTCGGCACCGCCATGTCGGCCGAGTTCCACACGGCGGGGATCAACGCTGCCGCAGCTCTGGTGCGCGGGCTGGAGAAGGACTCGGCCGCCTTGGACCTGGCCGCGAAGAGGTTGGCGAGGCGGCTCGCTGCGGCGGTGCGTAGCGAGCTCGGGATCAAGTCTCCGTCGCGGGTCTTCATGAAGATCGGCGACAACGTCATGGAGGGTCTGGCGATCGCCCTGGACGAGACGCGGGCGGCGAGCCTCGGCACCGGTACGGCGAAGTCGCTGGTGCGGGGCTTCGGGACCCCGTCGCTGGATTCGTTCCGGGCTGTCACTGGGGCGACCTCGACCAGCGCGGCGCCGACCACGGTGAAGATCTACGTGACCGCCCCGGTGGGTTCGTCGAAGGCGGAGATCGGCGCTGAGGTGAAGTCGACGCTGGATGCCTACTACAACTCCGGCGGCCGAGACCTGGCGATCGGATGACGCTCATCGACAGGCTCTCGGTCGGCGTGTTTGCGTCGAACACGGGCAACGTGACTGAGATCAGCAACCCGTCGGGTGAGAACGGCACCACCTCAGGGTGGGAAGGCTCGCAGTACCTGGATCTGTCGGCGTCGTCGACCGACGACCAGCCGAGCGACCACGGGATCGCGGGGGCGAAGTTCGTCGCAACCGCAACCGTGGGTGACGGCAGCGGCGGCATCGGGGCAGCGAAGGCCACCAGTTACGAAGCGGTTGCCGGCGAATGGGTTGCCGTGAAGTACGAAGTGCCCTACGTCGACGGCTTCTATCGCGTCGGCTTCGAGGGCCTGGCGCTGAACGGGGCAGTCGAGATGACGAGCCGGTCCGGCTACCTGACCGCCAACGCCGCGACGTCCTTCGCCGTCCAGGTGACGAACGGCATTCAGGCCGTCAAGTCAGTACGTGTCGTGTTTTGGCACTACTCCACCAACACCGGCGTCGCGGCGACGCCGGGCCAAGATCTGATCTTCCGGAACGTGCAGGCCGGCATCGGTGCGACGCAGGCGGAAGCGCTGGACATCGTCGACCGCGGCGAGTGGCACGACGACATCCTGGGGCCGCACACATCGCTGTCGATCACACGGCGTCCGATGGAGATGGGCGCGGTCGGCGGGGTTCTCGATTCGTCGAGGCTGCCCGCGAACCGTGACGAGCAGATCAAGCCCGGCAACGCGTACCGGATCCGGCTCGGCTCGGAGCACCTTGTCTCGTCCGTGCTGACAGACCGGCGGCCGGAGGAGTCGACGCGCCCGCAGCCGTTGACGGTGCTAGAGGCGGCCGACAGTGGTCGACTGCTCGCGAAACGACTCGAGAGCCGGGTCACCGAGAGCACGACGGGGTCACCCCCCCTCGAACCACTGTGGGAGGTCTTCTCTGAGGCCGAGGTCCCGTGGAAGATCAACGGTTTGTCGTCGACCGGCCCCGGCATGGAGGGCGAGAGCAGTAGCAACTCGAACATGACGGCGATCGACCAGGTCGTGTTGGCCCGCGATCTCAACGCGCCAGCGTATGCGTGGTTCGACCGCCAGGGCATCGGCATGGTGAACGACCTCGCCAGCATGTCCGTCGCCCCGGTGGCGACGCTGAACGAGAAGGTCTACTCCCAGTTCGTGACCGGGTTCAACATGGACGCCTGTTTCAACCAGGTCACCGTCAAACGGATCACTGGGGACGAGTTCGGCCCCTACGTCGATGCCGACTCTGTCCAGGCGTGGGGCGAGCGTCCGGTGACGGTGAGGGTCACTCACAACGCCCACGAAGCCCCAGTCGTGCAGGCGCTCGCACAGACCTTCCTCGACCTCAACAAGGACCCGGTCTTCCAGGTGCTGTCGGTGCAGATCCCGCTGCACCGGGTCGACAACAGCACGATCGCGCTGCTCGACCTCTACGACACGGTCACCGTGAAGAACACCGAACAGGGCATCGACGAGGACTACTGGATCACCTCGATCCACCACGAAATCACGCCGCGCCGCTGGATCCTCACCCTCGGCTTCACCGTCCCCGGCATCGCCGCCATCCCGCAAGTCCTCCCGGACGAGACCTCGTGAGGAGCCGTCGATGATCGGGACACCCGGCACCATCGCCACCGCCACTGTTCGTGGCCGCCCCGGTGTTCGCGTCATGGCAACCAGCGACGGCGAGACCAAGACGGCGTGGATGAGCGCGACCCCTGTCGGGTCGTTCACCTGGCACCCCGACCACCTCGTGACCGACGTCGTGGTCCTGACCGCAACCGCAGTCGACCCCGCCGACCTGACGGCACTCACCGACGCCGGCGACGCGCTATTGCTGGCGCTCCGTGACCGGCTCACCGCTGCGCAGTTGCCGCCGGCCAAGCCCGCCGAGCCCGTCAAGCGCGGGTCTGTCGTCATCGACGCCGAGGGCCGCCAGTGGGTCCGTGCGTCCGCGTCCGCCACCCGCCGCGGGTGGGTGCAGTTCGAGACCCGGCAGACCGGGATCACCTACGACCAGATCAACGCCGTCCGAGTCATCAACGAACCGAGTTAGGGAGTCTGACCGTGGGCATTCTCGCGCCGATTGTCGAGCAGTCACAGCCCGCCTACCTCGACGACGGCTGCGAGGCCGCCGGCACCGAGGGCGCCACATGGCGTTGGAAGCTCGGCATCCTCCGTGACGAGGCTGGTGTGCCGATCGACCTGACCGGGATCACCGGCGATTCGTACTGCAAGGTCTACGACGGCTTCGGGGGTGCTGTCGTGGCGACCTTGATAGTGACGGGCCACGCGGACGGGACGTTCACGCTCGAGCTCGACGAGGCGACGACGGCGGGGCTCGCTGGGGCTGCTGAGGAGACCGGGCGTGAGTGCGTGTGGGAGTGCCTGCTGGATGACGGCACCGACGAGGCGCAGATGTGGATGACCTCCAACAGCCCGTTCACGATCTACCAGGGGGCCTGACATGGGGCTGCTGAAGCTGATGACGGGCACGAAGCTGAAGATCGCGCCGACCAACACGGGCGAGGTCATCATGCCCGCGATCCGTCGTGGGCCGCCGGGTGACGCTGGCGTCCCGGGGCAGGGCCTCAACATCCTGGGCAGCCTCGCGACCACTGGCGACCTGCCGGTGTCGGCCGCCGAATCTGGGGACGCGTATCTGGTGGATGGTGTGGCGTGGGTGTGGGACGGCGCCGCCTGGTCGGAGGTCCCGTTCCAAGGCCCCGCGGGACCCACCGGGGACACCGGGGACACCGGGCCCACCGGGGACACTGGCCCCACCGGGGACACCGGCCCCGAGGGGCCGACCGGTCCGACTGGCGACACCGGTCCGACGGGACCCGCGGGCGCTGACGCCTTCCAGACCACGGTCATCAACGACGGCGACTCGACCGCCGGCATCGCCGATGGAGTCTTGATCCTCAAGAAGTGGGTTCCGTGACCGACTACACCACGGTCGGCACGCACACCTTCACGGCGGCCGCCGATGGCGTTCACACGATCACCCTGTTCGGCAACGGTGGTGCTGGCGAGGGCGGCATCGGTCTCGGCGCTGGTGGTCACGGCGGCGGTGGCGCTGCGAAGGTGGTCCACCTGGTCTACCTGACCGCCGGCCAGCAGCTCAGCCTGGTCATCAGCGCCGCCGCAGCCGGTGGCGCGTTCGGTAGCGGCGCGGACGGTGCGACCGGCGCCGACGTGACATGCACCCTTCTTGACCCCGGCCCCGGCCCAGACGTGCTCATCGCCCGCGCGAAGGGCGGCGGCGGTGGCGGCATCGGCGGCGTGGCCGGTGTCGGTGGGCAGGCCGCGTCGTGTGTCGGTGACGCGGCCACGTCCGGTTCCAACGGCGTACTCCAGAGCGCTGGCGGTGGCGGCAACGGTGGAGCGGCCGCGCAGCCCGGTGGCGGCGCGGGAGGGACCACTGGCGGCAACCCTGGCGCAGCCGGCACAGCACCCGGCGGAGGCGGCAAGGGCGGCAACAACACGACCGGCGGCGCTGGTGGCGCCGGCGCGCTCGGCAAGGCCAGCGTGGTCGCGGGACAGCCCGCCATCTCATTCCCCCTGACGACGGCTGGCACGACTCCCTACATCGTGGAGACCGCAGGCGATTACTACCTCGAGGGCTACGCCGGGGGCGGTGGCGGCGAGGGCGGTATCACCCTCACGCGCGGCGGCTCGGGTGGTGGTGGTGGTGGCTACAGCGGACGCAGGTACACCCTCGCTGTCGGCGACAAACTCCTGATCACGGTCGGCGCAGGCGGGTCGGGAGGCGCCCACGGAGGCACCAACGGCTCTGCTGGCATCGACACGACCGTGACCCTGAACGGGGTCACGATCCTCCGCGCGAAGGCAGGCTCGGGGGGCGCCGACGCTGGCGGCCCCGGCGGGGTCGCGGCTGACGGGATCGGCGACGACCGCTACGGCGGGTCCGCGGGAGTCCTCCCCTCGGGCGCGACGATCTTCAACGGCGGAACCGGCGGCACCGCAGGCGGCCCGGCGGGCGGAGCGGGCGGCGTCAACGGCGGCCAGCTCGCGGGTGTTGCCGGGACTGCTCCCGGCGGCGGCGGCTCGGGTGGCGGAGTCGACGGCGCAGGAGTCGGCGGCGCTGGCGCGACTGGCCGGTTCTCGATGGCGGCCGTCGCAACAGACGTCAATCTGGCGGGAGGTCGCTACGAGACCGCGATCACCTCTGCAGGGTTCACGACCTACCGCGCCCCGGACTACGGGTACCTGCTCGCCGTCGCGGTCGGTGCAGGCTCCGACGGGGCCACTGGCGCGTTCGGTGCCGGCGGTGGTGGTGGCGCCTCGGGTGGGCTGTCGTGGGCGATCGTGAAGTGCGCGAAGGACGAGGAGTTCCTGGCCGAGGTCGGAGCCGGTGGCCCCACCGGGGCGGGATCTTCGTTCAAGCGGGGCACCACGACCACGCTGGTCTCAGCCAACGGCGCACCGGCGGCCAGCGCCGGGACCGGTGGCGCGATGGGCAGCATCGTCGGCGCGGTCGGTGACGTGAAGCTGCCCGGGCAGCGCGGCGGGAACCGGTCCCCGTCGGCGTCCAACCGAGGAGGCATGGGTGCTCCCGCGCCGCTTCCCAAGGGGCTGAAGGGATCGCTGCAGGGCGAGGCCTCCGGGGTCCCGGGGCAGAACGGGTTCGTGCCAGGAGGCGGTGGCGGCGGGGGCTCCGGGTGGACTGGGTCAGAGCCCGCTGGCAAGGGCGCCCAGGGTGGGGTGTACCTGCTGTTCCTGCAGACGTTCGGCACCACCAAGGTCGACGGCGTGGAGGAGCCCTTCATCCGGGCCGTCATCAAAGAGGCCGGCGTCGAGATCGAGCTCAAGCCGTCGATCAAGGTGGCCGGGGTGGAGGTCCCGTTCGTCCGGCTCCTTCCCGACCCGGACGGCGGATACCGGGCGCGCCCGTCGTGGGTGCCGGTCGGCCACGAGAAGAAGTTCAACCGCGAGTTCGGCACCTTCAACTGGAAGGAGTCGAACACCGCGAACCTCCGCACTGGTCTCGCCGCCGCCCTCAGTGGCGGCTCGACGAGCTGGGTGGTCCCTGGCGACTCCCAGTCAGAGGGATGGATCTCGCTGAACCCGATCACCCTCGTCGGGGTGCGCGACTTCCTACAGTCCTGGCCGATCAAGGCGATGGAGTACATCAACACCCTGAACGGGACGCCGATCGCCGGGACAGGGCTAGTGAAGCCGACGACGGTCGCTGGCCCCGACCCGCGGTGGTCGCATGGCGGAGGCGTCACACAGAACGGCCACTACCTCACCCTCGCCAACGGGCAGACCTCGACCTTCACCGCGAACCGGGCCGGGACCCGTGCCGCTGTCGCCTACTTCAACCGTCCTGGCGACACGGGATTCACGGTCTCGATCGACGGTGGCGCCGCGGTCACTGTCACGCCCAACGGTGCGGGAGGCGTGGCCCGCTACGAGGTCACCGGACTGGCCAACACCACCCACACGGTCGCCATCACCGGCGGGGCAGGCGGCAACGCACGTGTCTGCGGCGCGGAGGTCTACTCCCCGTCCGGGATTCGTGCCCACGTCGTCGCCCAGGGCGGTTCCACCGTCATCGCCGGTGACCCCGCACAGAAGGCGTGGGGTACGACCTCCCTCGGCCTCGGTGGACTCGGGCCGACCTTCTCCGACTACGCCGCCTACGGCAGCGCCCCGTCGATGGCCCCGATCTTCATGGGCGCCAACGACGTCGCCGGAACGACCATCCCCGCGACCGCAACCTACGACGCGATCGAGGCGTCCCTGCGCAACACGATCATTCCCGCGTTCGGGCAGGCCGGGACCGACGTGGCGCTCGTCCCGATCTTCAACCCGTCCAACCTGTTTTCCGCGACAGGGGCTACCGACCTGCTGCGGGACCGGTTCTACGAGATCGCCGTCGACCTCGACCTGCCGCTGATCGACATGGAGTTCCTCGCCGCCGGCTACGCGGGCCTGGACTCCCGCAACTACATCGGCGACGAGTACGGCCACACCAGCGTCGCTGGCGCCACCTACGTCGGGCAGAAGTTCGCGCAGGCGTTCCTCAGCACCGAGTTCTACACACCATGACCCGCCGCACGTCGAGAGGAAGCCCATGCCCGACCTCGATCGGCTGAACGTTCTGCTGACCGTCTTGATCTCCATGTGCGTGCTGGCCGGACTGATCGCCGGGTGGCGCGCGAAGATCGCACCGCACCTGGGATCCGCGAACCGCACGTGGGTCGCGTTCCGCGACACCTTCCTAGGCCGCGAGGCGATCAACGACACCATCACGGGCCGGGAGATCGAGCCAGCTCAGCCCGCCATCGGTGTCCGGATGGCGAAGCTGGAAGAGACCGTAGCCACCATCGGCGACCAGCAGCGCCGCCTCGACAACCACGAGGACCGCCTCGTCAGCCTCGAGCAGGCTCGCGTCGAGCGTGTCGTTACCCAAGCCGAGTCCGCCGCCATGTGGTCAGCAGTCGACCGGCTCCACGAGGTCGACCCCGCCCAGCCCGAACGGTCCGACCCACCACCAGCTGAGGAGACACCATGACCTGGCGCACCGCACGCTCCCTCGACGTCGGGCTCGACGAGATCAACCGGGCCGCCCCACGGCGCTCCAAGATCAGCGACGGCTCCATCGGCGACACCGCCCACTCCAGCCGCGTCAGCGACCACAACCCCAACCCGGCCGGTGTTGTCCGCGCACGCGACTTCACCCACGACCCGGCCAACGGCTTCGACTGCAATAAGTTCGCGGCCGCGGTCGGCGATCTGCTCGGCAAGCACCCCGCCCTCGGGTCCGGCGCCTACGTGATCTGGAACCGCCGGATCAAGTCGACCGACCGGCTCTCTGAGGGCTGGCGCCCCTACACCGGCTCAAACCCGCACGACAAGCACGCCCACGTCTCGGTCGCGACCGCGGCCAGTGGCTACGACAACACCCAACCGTGGGGCGTCATGGGCGCCCCGGAACCGGAGGACGACATGGCCAGCCCCGAAGTGAAGCAGCAGCTCAACGAGATCCAGCAGACGGCCGCGAAGACGCTCGAGGAGCTCCGTGCGTTCCGTCGCGGCAAGACCGCCAGCGACAAGAAGGTCAAGGCGCTCCTGCGCAAGGCCATCGAGTCCGGCTGGGACGACGCGACGAAAGCCCAGGCCCGCGAGATCCTCGCGGCGATCCAGGCCCAGGAGGATGAGCCGGAGTGATCCGCCTCCTGCTCCTCCTCCTGCCGATCCTCGCAGCGCTGGCCGACCGGCGCCCCTTCGCGAACGGTCACGACCCCGACCGGCCGTGGTGGACCGTGACCACCATCAACGCCCCGCAGGCCATCCGCGGCACCAAGCGCCGGCTCCTGCGGTGGCCCGCCCGCGGCCGCCGACTGCGCCAGCTCCTCGCTGCCAACTGGGTCGTGCTGGCCGGTCTGCAGGAGGCTGGCCCGAAGACGCTGACCGGGTTCAAGAACGCCGCCCGCTGGGCTGTCCGGCTGGCCACCCCGAACGAGAAGCGCGGCAACTGGGAGGTCGGCAACGGCATCGTCACCTGGCTGGCGGTGATGCGCCGGCTCCACCGTCGTACCTTCCGGATCAGGCGGATCAACTTCCGCACCCCCCGGCGGCTGTTCATCCCCGTCCAGCTCTGCGCCGACACCGCCACCGATGACCGGCTGATCTTCATCTCCGGGCACGCCGACCGCAAGAAGACCGCCCCCGCCGCGAACAAGTACGTCCTCACCCAGATCGCCAAGCTCGGGAAGTGGCTGCACCATGCCACCGGCTGCCCGGTGTCGGTCGTGATCGACGGCAACAACCACAAGGGCGCCGACGACATCTTCCACGCCGAGGGCGCCAGCCACCTGGCCGGCGACCACATCGACAAGGTCTACGGCTGGGGACTCGAGGGCCGCAACGCCCGGACCCTGACCGGGTTCGCTCGCGTCGTCACCGACCACGGCAACCCGCCCGCCGTCGACGTCTCACCGCTCGAGGAGTGCCGCAACTTCGACCTCAACAAGATCCCCCGCATCCCCAAGGAGCTCCGGTGAACGACACTCACCCCCCGCTGGTCCGCCAGCTCGCCCGGACGGGCAAGGCGATCGCCGCGCTGATCGTGTGCGCCGCGGCATACATGGTCGGCATCCTGTCCGGCGACCAGGGTCTCACCGACGTCACGACCGTCCAGTGGCTCGGCCTGATCGTGTTCCTCGGTGCCGCCTACGGGATCACCTGGGTGACACCGAACGCCGGCGTCGTCCCCGCAGAGCGTGTGGTCGCCGAGATCGCCCCTGCCGCCGGTGTCGTCGTCGCGGGTCCGGCATCAGCCGAGACGGACGGCACGCCCGTCAACGTCACCCCCAAGCTGCTGTAGCCATGCAGTCCCCGCCGGCCGAGCTCGGCACAGACCTCCTCGCCGTCCTGTTGAAGAACACGATCCGGTCGCTGGGCGAGGCCGACCAGGACACCATCAGCGAGCAGATCCGCGCGCTGGTCGAGCGTTATCCGCACGGTCGGGCGATCCTCGCCGGCGCGCTGGTCGTGCTGCCCGCGGCCTTCTACCGACACATCGTGGGGCCGCTCGACCGATAGACGCTTCCACGCAAACCGCCCGTCCTCTTCGGAGGGCGGGCGGTTTCGTCATTTCGGACCAGCGAGCAGATCCTTGTGGCGCTGGTCCCTCGCGCGTTGGCGCTGGTCCTTGTGGTGCTCGTCGTTCGCGAACCGCATCCCGTAACGGACCCCGGCAGCGATCACGCCGACCAGCGACGCGATCGTGCCGACCATGACGACGGCGTACCCGGCGACCACAGCTAGCGGCACTTCCTTGTCCAGCCCAACCATGATGATCACGGTCCCGACGATGCTCGCGAGCACGCCGAGCGCGATCACCTGATAGGGCGATGTCCTGTCATCCATGCCGGGACGGTACGCGGTTGGACGAGCAGCACGCAGCGGAACGGGGCGATGGCAGCGCGTCGATCGTGTTGACGTGTTCCCGGTCGAGCGGGTGCGGCCGGACGAAACCGACTACTCGCGCGGCCGTGGCAAGTACCTGTAGCCGCCGCCGGGTCCGGGACCAGCGCCGGGCCCAGCGGTCAGCACGGGCGGATCGGCTGACGGCTCGTGGATCCGGGAGTAGGTTTCGCGCATGGACGAGCCCGACGAGGCGGGCGACGACGACGCCCGCATCTACATCCACCGAGGTCTCGGCTTGCTCAGCGTGGCGGCGATCGCGGGCATTGTCCATCTGGCCGCCCGCCCCGACGAGCCGCGGATGTTCGGTGAGACCAACGCGATCGGGGACACGCTCGCGACCCTGGGCGGCGGATTCGCCGTCCTGTTCGCGCTGATCGGCTTGGTCAGCCTCGCCCGGGGCCTACTCCGCAACTAGCTCTCACGCTGCTGCCGTTCGTAGGAGAGCTGGAGCGCGAGTCACGCTGAGGGCAACGTCGGCGCGGTTCTGACGGCCCAGGGCGGGAGTGGCGGGACCCGAGCCCGCCGTCACCCTGTGCGGGATTTGGACGGCAACCCGGGGTTGTCGCGAGACCGTCGTCCGCCGTCGTGCCGGAGCCGGGTCGCGTTCGTTACCGACGGCGCCGCGGAGCCTCGATCGGCGGGTGATCCCGCACGTACCGCTCCAGGGCACGCACGAGCACGTCGGTCAGGGTCTCGCCGTTGTCGGCGGCGGCCCGCTGCGCCGCCTCCCACAACTCGTCCCGCACACGGAACGAGTGGGTCGGCGTAGCAGGCTGGTTGGGCACGAGGGGCACCCTCT